GTGCCTACCCAATCCCATTCAGGGTTATTCTTAGGTATTGCCGCAACAATCTTAGGTGCAACACTATAGTATTTTTTTATTTCTTCTGGATAGTCAACCAAGTAAGTATCTCTAAAGTGACGAAGTTTTGTTAGGGTAGGTCCATCATCAGATTCTCCGCGGTGTTCTACTATAGCAGTTGTTAAAAAACACCCTGAGTCTTCTCCATTACTATCTGTCTGTTTATTACCACCATGCTTTGTTCTAATCTCGTCTGCCCTAGATGCGTTAAATTCATCTCTTGCTTCTTGAGCAGTTTGTTTTGATTTATCTCTGTTGTTTATAGCAGCAGACCTTTCACCAGCACGTTTAGAAGCAGCAGATTGATCATCAGCTCTGTTTTGATTATATGCATCTGCTTGAGTACGCATAACCTCACCTTTAGCAGTAATGTTTTCACTATACCTACCTACATTAGAAAGAGAAGCAGGGTCTGTGTGTTTTGGACTTTCTTTTGCTCTAAAGGATACTCTATCATTAAACGCAGTTTGTTGACTTGTTTGTTCTGCAGTTTGTTGGCTTGTTTCTAATGTAGGTGCTGTTTCTATAAGACTGTTTGCCATAGCTTGTTGTTCATTAAGGCCAAGTTTATTAAATCTTTTTTCTGCATTTGAAAGTTTAGGACCAAAGCCTAATGTGTCTAATATATCTTCAAGTCTATTTTGACCTGTTTGACTTTGAATCTCTAGTTCTATTGACTTCCAAGCGGCTTCTGCTTTAGTTAGTGGTTTTTGCTCCGATATTTTATCTGCCATTGCCGTTCGGTCAACACCCATTGTTTTTTCTAAAACCATTTGAGATACCATTGCATCAGCAATATTTTGATTTTTGGTATAATTACCATAACCTTTTGCAGCAGCAAGTCCAGCCGTAGGTCCAGCAATTGCAGTAGCCCCAAGACCTACTACAACTTGACCAAGTTTATTTAAAAAACTACCTGACTTATCTAATTCTCCAAGAGCTTGTGTTGAAATACCTTTAGCTCTTTTTTTAGGGTCTTGCTCACTTGCTATATCTTTAAGACCTCTTTCATATGATCCTTTAAGAAATGTACCAAAAGCACCAACACCTAATTGACCTACCTGACCCATGTCTATAGGATTTCCAGCATTGTCAACTGGTTGTCCCAAATCATTTAACTTTGCACCCTCTAATATTTTATTTTCTTGTACAGTATCTGTTCTATTTGGATTACTTGTAGTTAGTCCCTGTAAAGATTGTTGAGGTTGTCCATTAATAAACATTATAGAAACAGGATTACCGTTTTTATCGTAGTAAGTTCTTAGTTGTGAACCCGTACTGGAAGCAACAGGTACAGAAGGAGCAGCAATAGGTTCAGGTGCTTCAGTAACAGTAGGTGTTTTAAAAGGGTCTCCATACCCGTACCCACCACCAAAACTAGAGCCTACTCCTCCTCCAACATAATATCCGGGAACTAAACCTCCTACGGCCATACGCATACCGTTTTCATCTTCTACTTCTAACTCAGATATATCAAAAGGCAAAGACATTTCTGAAGTAGGTTCACCACCTATTCTACCATCTTCATCCATCTGTTGCAAGCCCTGTTTTGCTTTTGTACGAAGATTTTCAAAAAACTTTACACCGTAGTAACGAACAACATCAGCAGGAACAACATACTCACCCTCACTAAGTTTAGCATCAATGTCATCCCGTACTTCCTCTGGTAAAGAACCGGGAGGTACATCATTACCTGATACTGGGTCTACTGTTTCATCAGCATTTTCCATAAAAGCCATTTCCGTTTGATCTTTAGCCATTTGCATTAACCTTTAATCTAAGTTGTTTGAGTGCATTCAAGGCATGTACCTGACCCTGTAGTCTATACATTACATGAGTTTCATCTGACTGAGAAAACATTTTGTAACTTGCTTGAATGCGTTCGTCTAGTTCTACTTCAAAAGCATCCCATGCTTCTTTGTTGTTTACCAATAGTTTTAAACTCACTGCATTGGTCCTTTGTTAGCTGAGAAGCCCTGTTCTCCCGGTGTAGGCACTGAGCCTGTACCTACGGTACCCCCACCACTCCCTTGAGTGTCTTGCGCTTGAGCGCCTGCTGGTGGCCCCTGTGGACCCCCTTGTGGAGCTGGTGGTCCTGCTTGTGGCTGAGGTGGTTCTGGGTTCTGCTCACGGAACTTTTTAAGTACCTCAGCCTGTACTGCAGCATCACCCATATTATTAACCAGCTTGTCAGGATCAAGGTCCATAGATTTAGCAATCTCACGAATGATATAATCCATCTTAGCAAAAGGAGCTAGTACAGGGTTCTGTACCACACCAAGGAACTGCATTAGGCGTTGACTACGTACCTCATTAGCCATTAGGCTTTCAGTACCACGTGCTTTAATTTCAAGATCACCTTTGATTTCTTCATCAAAGTTAAACTGCATATTAAAACTAAAGAAAGCCTTACCTAGTGGACCTAAAAGATAATCATCTACGTTCTTTACTACATTCCGTATAGAGCCATTAGCAGCAGACATGAGCATACTAATGCCAGAAGCTGTACGTCCGACACCTTGTACTCCTGTCTGACCGTGAGCAAAACTAGGGAAGCCTGTAGACTCATCAGCTAGTACTCTGGCCTTGTCAAACATCTGCATGTTCTCGTTAGATACGTTGGGGAACTTGGTGCCGAAGATTGCTTGTCCCGGCGCACCCCCTTGACGTCTAAAGACTTTTCCGGGGTACACACTTAAGTCTTGTCCCGGAACTAGGTTAGTTTCGTCTACTTCTATTACCATATTGCCTGACAGTGCAGCATTGTCTACAGCCATACGCATAAACCCATTCATTAAGGTCTGTGTGTCATCCATGTTTTCAGCAATACCTACACCAAACAAGCTGTAAGGATTAAGCTCATATGGAACAGCGTAGTAAGGAATAGTAGAAGGAGTAAAAGGATTCATAACCAAACGTAACACTTGGTTGTTACAAGTCCAGATGTTTACGCTAACTTGATCTAAGTTTTTCATTTCTTTTGGCACATCAATATCATGATCTTTTAACATTTCTGTGTCAATCATACCCCAAAACTCAAGAACCTCAAATCGTTCTGCTCTTGACTCTTGAGTATCATCTTCCATCACTTGCTCCCACCACTCTTTTGTATAGTTTTCACCATAAGAGATAGCAGTATCAATAGCATTCTTTCTAAAGAAAGGCCTACGTTTTAATCCACGCATTTTACTACGAGACATTTTGTGACGTTCAATTACAAACTCTGCCTCGTCCATATTGGCAGCATCTGGGTCAGGGTAGAAGTTCCAGATAGAAACACTGGCTGTATGAGGAACTGTTTTAATACTAGGTGAGTACTCACCAGAATCAGACCAGCTAGGATATTCTTTATCTACAGCAAATGGTCCTTTCATAACACCTGTACCAAACAAAGCAGCTTCAAATGCAGCTACACGTAATTGTTTGTTAGCATTAGATTCTTCTAATTGATCGTGTATTCTTTTTTCCATCTTTTTAGCTGCAATCATAGCTGGATGAAAAGTAATCTCAGTAGCAGTTTTTCCCGGACCTTCTTTTAGATCGTCTGTTACAGGAGCTAACTTGCTTTGTAATCCCGCAAGACGTTCTTGCAGTTGGGGTGTAGTTTCTCCCGGTTTTAACTTCATATCTTCTGGAGAAGCTTCTAAAGCTTTTTTAAGTTTGTCATCAGACTCAAAGTGTACTGATTCTTCTACACCTTCAGGCAAAGTAGTAGGATCAACACTGATAGGAAAACGATGATTTCCAAACAATACTTCTACAATCTGTCCGTACGCAGCAAGAACTTTTGTTTTAGTAACCTTAATAAATACCTGAGATTTTTCTGTAGAAGTAAATTGTACATCAGAGCTATAAATACCTCTGTAGTTTTGATAAGATTTTAACCAACGATTTTCTTCTGTTTCCCTAGCATCAGATGCTTTTCTATATTTACTTTGAACATAGTTAAAGATATTGCCAGATTTAGGGTCGCTATATGCAGACTCTTTTACATCCTCAATAGCTGAAGATTGCTCAGATTCCATAGCGTTTTCAATATAGTCTTCTTCCATTATTTTTCCTTAATATCCAAATGTAGGGTCTGCTGCTTGAAACCCACTGTTTTGTGTGGATGGATCAAAATCAAATAGACTGCTCCTTGGTCGTGTCATTATACCGTAACGTAGTGCATCATACAAGTGATCTTCTGCATGTGTATCCACATCTTCTGGATTATTCTTATCTAAAGGCAAAGCTGGTATTTGACTTATTACATTACTGCAACTGTTAAAAAATACTAACCTAGGTTCTTCTGTAAAGTCATCTACCTGTAAACGCCTGTGTAGTTCGTTTTTACCAGCTACCCTAGAGCCTCTTGATCTATCAGAAGGTCTCCATCTACAACCCTTCATAATCATTTGTTCAGCAAGAGATGGGCCAGTATCGCCACGATTATGCCACAAAGAAGAGTCAAGAACTCCATATCTAATTTTCTCACCTTCTTCCGCTTCTAAGATCATATCAGCTAGGTCAGTAGCTATGACCTTTGAGCAATACATTTCCCTGTAGACTACAAGTTGTTCGTCAGGTGCTACAGCAAACCATACTACTCCTGTGTAAGAACCATAACCATAGTCACACGCTCTAAACTTTGCCCAGCTACTAGGTATCTCATAAGGCTCTACTACGTGTATGTTGCGGTTCCACTCAGGAAAAGCAGCACCCTCATTTACATCCCAGTTACCTTCAAGTAATTGCTTACGTTGATGCTCAGGTAAAGATAACAAGTTAGCTTCATACATGCCATCGTCAGCAAGGTAAGGGTTATCAAATAAAGTAGCAGGAATAAATCTACGTTTAAATAAAGGCTCGCCTTCTCTTGAGTGTCCTTTAGGCCAAGCAATTACTTCTTGTGTTTCTGGATCAGTAGCATCAAAGCTTGTATTATGCGGGGCAGGGTCTACAAAAGTTTTCTTAACCCATTGGTGTCCTGCTCCTCCGGGGTTTGTAGTTCCTCTTTGATACAAAGTAAGTCCACTGTTTTTAGTAGTACGTAAACGTGATCTCATATAGTTCCAAGCAAAAGGTGTAGGCCATTGTGTAAGTTCGTCAAAACCAATCCAATTAAAAGCTTGTCCTTGATACCTTTGTACATCATCGTCCCTATCTAAATAACTAAGCCAAAGAGATGCCCCAGAAGGAGCTATCCAAGTCTTCTCTCTTTCTAAGAACTTAATTCCCGGAATAGCCCTAGGATAAAGTTGTTTTGAAACAGAAATAAGTTCTCTTAATTCTTCTGTGCTTCTACGAACTAAAAGTTTGTTAGAGAGAGGGTTGTTAAAATACCTAACAGGATCAGCCAACATAGCAAAAGATTTACCACCACCTGCTGCTCCTCCGTACAATACCTCTTGTTCTGATGCTGAGAGAAAGTCTGTCTGAGGGCCGGGATTAGCCTCAAAGATAACTTCTTGAGCTTTTTGTATCTCAATCGGCTCTGGCAATACTGTCGCTGGAACTGTCTTCGGTTTCTTTTCTAATTGAACCGAATCTTTCTTCTTCAAGACGCCGCGCTTTTGCTTCCGCTTCTTTGTAGCGCTGGGCGTAGTACCGTGCATTTTCAGCGTCTGTCTTACGTTTTCGCTCAAGTTTTACTCTTTTCATTAATCCGACATGAGAGATTGATCTGCCAGTTTGT